AATAAAAAACTAGCATTTTAATTTTATATAAGGAGAAAAACTATGATTAAAATATTTGAAGATAGATATAATAGATTGAAGAGATTTTATCATTTCAATTTGTTTGGTGTTAAATTTCGTGTGGCTACAAACACAAGAGGATTTAATAAATATGGAACATACTCTACTCAAAGAGGGAGAGTAATTAATATAGGTAGACAATACCTATGCTTTATGAGAGGTGCATAATGAAATTAAAACAAGTAATACAGATACAAAAAGTGTTGGACAAAACAATCCCGATTGACATGGCTCAAAAATGGGTGTATCATAGTGATAGTCGTGATGAGTATGTTGACATCATGGAACTAGATGTCATTCATGCTATTAGAATATTAAGAAAGTATGTAGGACAAATATCTGATAAGGATTTACATGATACAATATTAGGAGAAATACAATGAGTAAATTATTTAGAGAATGGATAGAGAATGTTGATGAAGATAGTGATGAGTATAAAAAATTCATTAACCAACAGAAGTTGGATGAATGGCGATACGATAATATGATTAGAGTTATGGACATAGTGGAGGGCAAAAACAATGAGCAATCAAATAAATGATATGGTATGGGATGAAGTTTGTTTAGAAATTGCACAGTTAGAACTTACTTTAGATGATACACATATGGCAAGAGTAGATGATATTTCATTAGAGTATGGACTACATGCAGATGATGATAGAGATGAAATATTAGACATACTAGCAGAAGAAATGCTAGAGGAGAGAATGAGATGAGTATTTATAGCACAGTAGAAAATGTATTACTTAGAGATTATGAAGTGTTGAGAGGATTATCTGAGGCAACGATTGATAAAATTGTAGTTGATGTTATGGAGGAACTGGAAGGATATGAAAGAGAAATGTGCACAGAA